TTATTCATTTTACGATAAAAATGTAATGGTGATACTTTAGTATATGTACTTACTGGATTTGAACCTTTTGCTTCACCTTTAAATTCAATAGTTTGAGGATTACCCGCTCCCTGTTCATTAACAAAAGCACGTTCTAAAGAAATCTTATCTCCAACATCTAATCTAATACTTTGTTCTAATGGATTAGTAAATATTGCTGGATTAGAATCATTTCCACTTCTGCTTTCAATACTTGCTAATCTATTACAATTAATAAGTTTAGTATCTACATATTCTGACATTTATATATATATGTTTAAAAGATTTAAATTAATTTAAATAAATTAATTTTTGTAAAAGATATTTATTCATTTTTAATAAAATTTTTTTCAATTAACATTTCATATTTTTCTTTATGTTTTTCTTTGAAAACATCTATCTTATCTTTTTTTTTATAATAATTGAATAATGATTTATTTTTAATAAAATCTTTATTATTATCATAATTCTCTTTTCTCTTTTCTTTATAACCTTCATTATAATGTTTTTTTGCTCTTTCACGATTTTTTAATTTAAATTCTTCTTTAGTTTTAGTTACTTCATGATAATATTTATTTTCTCTTTGTCTTTTATTTTTATAGTTTGTTAAGATTCTCGCAATTTGTTCTGCTGTTAAATCCATTTTCTATATATAATATATAGATTTTAATTTTTTAAATAATTTATTTCTTTTGTCTTATATGAAAACATATAATCGTTTTTGCTGTCAATGCTGTGCATAATTGTTCATTTTCATAAACAATATCAACATCAAAACTATTAACAAGTAATTCTTCAGTATTATTTAATGATAAATATGTTTTTTCGTGAGGTTCAAAATATAAACCTCCAGTTTCATTTCCACTATTATCAAAACGAGGCAAATGTGCTACAATTTTAGAAACTGTTCCTTGTCTAGCATTAACACTATTCTGAGTAAAATTATTTAATCTAACAAATAATGAAATATTACTTATTAGTTTAGGAACATCTGGACTATTATTTGTTGTAATTAATTTAGTTGTAGCAACTGGAATAGAAACTGGTTGGCTTTCAAAACCTAATATGCGAGATGAAGCACATTCATTTGTTGAATCACCATAGGCAACACTCTTTGCTGTAATAAAAACACTTGAATAATTATCCATTCCTTTAGAATCAATTCCTTGAGGAGTTAATTGTTGAGCATTACTAGCATCATTCCAAGGACGTTTTTCTAATGCTAAACAAAATACTGTTTCATTATTTCGTTGAGACCATCCCCACCAATCATATTCATCATATAAATTATCAGTATATAATGGATATGATGGATAATGAGAAATACTTGTTAATTTAAGAACCTTCCCTCCTGCAACACCTCCACTTGCCGCCATCACTGGATACATTGCCCATTCAGCAGCATTAATTGGATTAAGACATTCATTCTTTACCGCCCCCGCTGCTTTCAATGTTGTAAAATCGCAAAGTATTTGAAATTTACCTCCTACACTAGTATCAAAAACTTGAATTTCCATATTTTCATTATTTAATACAAATTTTACTTGAGTAATATTATTGCCAACAGCAGCAGCTGGATAATTAGCATTATGTGCTCCGTGATAAGTTATTTCATTCATATAAATCCCATTAATTCTTCTTCTTCCTACAGCAGTTCCACTATCTGAACCAACTTGATAAACTTTTAAAACGCCAGAAGATCTAACAACACATATATCAGCATATCTAAATTGGTCTCGTAAATATCTCCCTGTTGCCAAAGGACCAGCAACTGTTGTATCAAAATATGGAGGTAAAAAAGCATAATCACCTCCACCTATATCCATTGCTTTATTAATACGAGATAATCCAACCATCCAAGGTCCAGTGTTTGCACCCGAAATATCAAATAATGCTTCACCTCCATTTTGACCAATTGGAAATTCTCTATTCTGAACATAAAAACCATTAACATCAGTTGAAGTTATTTGTCCATTGTTTGCATTAAAATTATAAGCATTATTTTTTGATATATCAGTGAATTCAATGTCTGCTTCTGCTCTGGTTGTTAATGCTCCGCCTTCTTGAGTAGTTATAAATGAAAAACCTTCAAAACTTAATGTTGTAGCATTATATTTTGGTAATACTTGAATAGTGCTTTCAAAACTTAATCCTTTTGATACAATTAAACTTGGATGAAAAGCAGCATTATGAACTCCTTGTTGTAAATCATTAACCATATCTTCTAAATTTCTTTCATTCTTTCCTCCAGCAGCAAATGCTTGACCCGCTCCTATTGTTCCTCGGAATGGTTGAGTTGTAGAATTATCAAGAGTATCAATCTCTTCTCCCGCAGCTATTTTTGTAGCATCTACACCAATAGGAGTTCCAAAATAATGACAAAATCCTGCATTAGTTCTATCTAGAACAAATAAACCATTTTTATTAATTTTAGCACTCTGTAAAGCGATTTCACTATTTGGAGGAATTCTCATAGTATTTAGTAATGTATTCTGATAAGAATAAGGTTTGAAAACATTTGAAAACTCTGGATTGTCTTCTTGACCAATATTTGAGGTAATTACTAGACTCATCTTTATAATTAATAAAAATATTTTTTTATTTAAAAAAAAAAAATAAAAGATTATATTATAATGGTTAAAAAAAAGAATAAAGTTGTAAATGTAAAACCAACTACAAATCATGATAAAATTCAAATTGATATGAAAAAATCTTTAGAAGAAGATAAAAATATAAAACCAGAAAAAATATTTGAGAATTTTTCTAATAAAAAACCTAAAAAGAAATCAAATATTAAAAAGAAATATTAATTAATATATGTAATAATTATAATGATTTTGTTATTTTGGATTTGTCCCTAAATCGAAAAAAAAGTATTTTTTTAAAAAATCGATGTGCCCCCCAAAAACACACATTAAAAATTTAAAATAGTTTTTTTCATTTTAGGGACAAATATTTGTCCTTATTCATCATCACTCAAATCATCTAAATTAAGTTCATTATCTTCATCACTTGTTGAAAATGTAAATCTTTTCAAATAATCTATAATTAAATGTTTTCTAAATAAAACAATTCTATTACCATTATATTTAACATCAAATTTAATTCCATTTACATCTTCCATTTGTTTCTTAAATGATTGAGATTTAAATTGTCCATATTTCAATAAATGATTATCCTGCGCCCAAGAATCATAATTTCTATATAAATCTTTTGCTTTAATAAAATATCCTTTTACTTTACCTTTTGACTCTAATATATCAAATCCATATTTATTAACTTCATTATCAACAAATACATCTCTCAAATATCTAATATGATGAGGAATAGCTGATGATACAGCACTAATATAAGCATCTGTCATTGGTCTATCTCTTTGTGCATCCCATTGAGAAATATCACGTCTTAATAAATATGTATATAAACAATTCAATTTATATTTATCCGTTAAAATATTTTCGTGAATATCAACATAAAATTCTTTTGATTTTGGTAATCCACATTTACACATAACAAATCTTCTTTCATCAAACATAAATTGAACTGGACTTGTTTGATTAGAACAGAATATAACTTGTGCTAAATTTTTTTGTTCATATGGATTAACATATTTTTCATTAATATTATTATATGCTCTTGTAACATGATCTTTAATTAATTCCTTATAATCAATACCATCTTTTCCTTCTGTTTCATTAAATTGAACTAATAATTTATTTTTCAATTGACTATTAAAACCATCCTTAGGAAGAATATCTTCAATTTTAGAACCTCTGTAAAAATAATTATTACTTATTCCAATCATTGCTTTTTGAATATCAATCAATGTATCTTTACCACAACCAGAAGGACCTCTTAATATTAATGCTACTTGACAATTCTTATAAGGTCTTTGAAAAAAATCTGCTAGATAATCTAATAAATATTCATATGTATCTTTATGTTTATCTGAAATAACATCAAATAAAAATTCTCTGAACCATTTAATTTCTTTATTAAGTTTTTTATCATCAATATCTTCAATTTCATCAACTTCAAAAGGTTGAAATGTATTAAATATATTCTTAGGTGTTGTATCTTTATCTTTACTTACAAATGGATTAAAAGCAAAATCATCATATTCTTTTCTTTTAGGGTCTTCTAACCAAGCATTAAAAAACCTCTGTTTCTTGCCTTCATCATTTACAATCATTTTATTGTAAAGAATACTTGCCATTTCTCTTTCGGGATAATATTTATTAATTAATTTCCCTTCATTATCAGTCTGTTTTTCAAGAAAAACAAGAGGTTTAGATTTAATAAAAGAATGGTTTTTTTCAAACCATTCTTTTAATGTATAATAATCATTACTATCCCATTCATTGAAATCACCCATATCAATATCAATTTTGTTTTCTTTATAATCCCATTGTATAATACCGTCTTCTTCAAGTAAATAATCATATTTCTCTTTATCTTTTCTTACAAACATAAAACCATCAAACATAGGAACACAAATATCAGATTTCATTACTGATTGAATAATTTCATTTTCTTTAATACAAAATAATTTATTTATTTTTGATGAAATCGGATTTTTATCATTATCGCTTTTAATTTCATAATCTTTAACATAATCAGTATATTTAATTAAACATTTGAATATTTCCATTTTCTCTTTATGAAAATCAATCAAGAATTTATTCTTTGTATAGAATCCAGTTTTATCTCTTAGATTTGTTGAAAGTTTATCTGAGTTCAAACAAACAAGCATTTCCGTTTTATTAAAATTGTTTTGTTCTAATACTTCATTTCTGTTCTTACAATATTTTTCTAACATATCATATTCTAATTGATGTTGATGATTTTCATTATATTCCAAAACCAATTTATATAAAATATTTGGATGACAATTTTTAATATCAATATCAAGCAAATAATCACCAGTTAAAAACTTTCTTAGATTTCCTTGTAAGGTTTGAACTCCAAAACCATTAACAAATATTCTTCCACACTTACCATTTGAATATCTATATTTACGTTTAATTAATGCATAGTCTTTTCCATCAACTTTATTTCTAATAACTTCACCACAAAATTTTCTAACTAGATTATAAAATGTTTTTAATTTATATGACCTTCCATTTTCATCAACTTCTGAATCTTTCCAAAATTTAAATTTGAAATCATCAAGAGTTAAATTATAAATATACTTGGCTTTAGTAACATTTACAATATCAACGAAATCATATTTGTAATCCATATATTTATCATTCATATTATTTTTGATATTAAATATTAAATCTTCTTTAAATACTTTTTTTCTATCCATTATATAATTAGTATAGAAAATAATTTTGAATAAATTAAATTTAAAAATCATTTTTTTCTATAAATAATTCATAAATAAAAATTAAAATGATACTTTTTCATAGAAAAGTCCCAAAAATGATACTTTTATCTGAAATTATACCTAAAATATCATATAAACACGTAATAATTTTAAAATTATTACTTCTTTAAGTGCTAAAAATGGTATAAAAATACATTTTTGTTATTTTTTCGGCACAATTTTATGAAAAAGTCTCTTTTCTAGGATATTTAATATTTTTTCTAATATAATTATAGAAAAAAAATGATTTAAAGATAAATTGTTTTCTATGTATAATATAGAAAAAATGGAAACACAATTATACAAAATTCTACCCAATAATTTAATTATTAAAATTATTAAAATGAAGGTTGAAGAAGACCGAAAGTATTATTGGAAAACGATATTTACAGAAGAAGTTATTGATGAAATAAAAATGGTTCATGAACCTTTATATTTTGGTGGTATTAAAGGTTATTTCCAATCTTTCAAAGATGAAAAGATATTTTAAATCTTTTCATTTGATTCTCAATCTTTGAATGATTATATCCTAAATAATACATTGTAATATTAAACATTACAAATCCTAAATTAAATTTTAAATTATTCATATATATTATATGGATATTATTTATATTTTAACATTTCCAATAATAATATATATTTTATTAATTATATTATATGTTAATATTGAAAAAGATTATTTAAAAAAGAATCCACCAAAATTACAAATGCAATGTTTAGCATTTGAACAATTAGATAAAAAAATTATATAATTAAATATATAAATTATTTTATTTTATTAAATATATGGTTACTAATGATAAAGAATATATGAAGGCTTATATGTCAGAATATAATGTTACAGATAAATGTCGTGACTATAAAATGAGTTATTATGAAAAGAATAAAGAAAAAATAAAAGCACAAGCAAGATATTATTATCATAAACATAAACACGACCCTAATTATTCTCATTTTCTAGAAAAGAGATTAGCACTTCAAAGAAAAGCATATAGTGAAAAAAAGATGTTTGTAACACCATATCATCATTCAGTAAAATATTATAGTAAAAAAATACCTTTGAAAATAACAAAAGGACAATATACAATTTCATTTGATTAAAAAGCATAATAACAATCATCTAATTCATCTGCTAAATCGTGTAAATTTAATAACATCATGTAACCCATTCCTACTGCTTCAAAATCTTCATTATTTTCAACTATATCTTCAAAATCAAAATTACACCATAAACTATCAGATATATCTTCTATTTCTTTAATAACATCATTATATAAATGTCTTCTAATATGATATTGTTGTAATTCTAATAATGTATCTTTAAAACATTCTTTATAAATTTTATTTAATATTTCTTCAGGTAAAATATTTAATCTAGTCATATATTATTTATATATTATGTATATAAAAAAATTATTATATATTATATATAATGAAATTTAATGTTAAAAATAATATAAAAAGAATGGAAAAAGTAATTAATCAAAAAGATGGAAAAGAATATTATGCTTATTATGGTGATTGTGATGGTATAAATACACAATGGATTTGTAAAACAGAATGGAATTATAATATAAATATTTATTATTCAAATGGTGAAATAATATATTTAGATGATAATCAAGAAAAAATTAGGGTTTTTGAAGATGAAGAAATACTTTAGAATAATTATTTACTTAGGAAATTTTACATTATATTTCTTTGTAATTGATGCATCAATCTTTCTAGCACTTCCTCCTAACAGATATGAGTATAACCTCGCATATTTCCACGCATTCATACTGACGTTTGGTCTAGAACCACTGGTTATATATGCTCCAGCACCTTTCTTTAAAACTTCTTTAATAGCACCTTCAGGAACTCCAGTAACTTTACTAATATTTTTAGGTGTTCTTTTTCCTAATTTATCAACTTCTTTTCCAAATTTTTCATTAAACATTTTAGTCCATTTTGATTCTTTTGTTTTAAAAGATGTTTTAGGTCTAAATGTTCCTTCAAATATAGATTTGATTTGTTTTCTTCTATCATTACCTTTTAATCCTTCTACATAATTTTTTGGAACCATTTTTGATTTACCTTGATAAGTTATTTTAACTTTATACTTGTCAGCCATTATAATACTAAATAAGATTTTTTAATGATTTAATATTTTTTTGTTTTATATCAATACAATTATTATATTCATCTTTTCCTCTATCACATCTTCCTCTTTTACAAATATCATATTCTGAACTATTATGTTCCCATCCATAAATTCCATCATTACATTTCCATAAATAGAATATTCTAATATATGGACATTTTTTTAATATTTCATTTCCTTTTTTAAATTTATTTTCACCAAAAAATAAACTTTCATATTGATTATGTTTTATTCTTCTTGATTTTATTTCTATAAAATATTTTTCATTATATTTATCAAATTCATAATAATCTCCCATTTCAGGATTTAATTTTGTTTTTAATAAAGTTCCAAAATATTGTTCTAGTATTTTATGAATATCATTTTCATTTTTAATTCCAAATGATAAATCATTTTTTTGTTTGGTAGAATCCATGTTTATACTATTAATATAGAAAAAAATTACATAGAAAAACGTATATTAAAAAGATATTATTATTGGATTATCTTTTGGTGCTTTAATAATTTTTAAATTTGAAATTTTATTTTTTTTTAATAATTTATTTTTATGAATTTCTTCTTCAACATCTTTTGTAATAACTGGATTGACATTATCCTTACAATATATACTTGAATTATATAATCTACAAGCACGTCTTACAGTTGGTAAATCTCCCCATATATAAATACTCATAATGTCCATAAAAGGTTCATCAATAGTTTTATATGTTGATGAATTAAATACATAATTATTTTTTGCCCAATTAATTATTTTTTTTGCGTTAAACATTATTTCGTGTTTTTTTCTTGATGTTGGTTTTTGTTTTTTAGAACGATTTTTTAAATGTTCTTTTAATTCAGTGCAGTTTTTAATTCTATCATTATATTCAGCATTATTTATATATTCTTCTATATTACTTGTTATTTCTCCTTTTGTTAATTCATCATCAATTATAACATTTAATTTTTTGAATAATGTAATTATATCTTTTTTAGAATGTGTTTTATCAATTAACATTTTATATTATATTATATTATTTTTTTTTTAATTTATATATATATATATGCCTCCTAAAAAAAGCGATGATAAAATGAAATTACCAGAATTAAAAAGACTTGTTAAAAGATATGATGAATTAATGGGTATTGACCCAAAAGGAAAAACTCGTGATGAACTCATTTCTAATATTGAAAAACTAGGTTATAAAATAGACCATAAAAAGAAACTTATTACTGCTACATTTAAACAGAAAACTAAAAAAATGCCTAAAAAGGTTGAAACTCCATTACCAGAAAAAAAAAAACCTACTAAATCAAAAGAACAAAAAGATAAAGATATGAGAGAAAAAGTAATAAAATATATTTTACAAAATAAAGATATTTTAGATGATGAAAGATTAAAATAATTATTCTTCTTTTGGTTTTTTAACATAGACTGCTTGTTGTGTAGAAACACTGTTTCCCATCATATGAGCATCTTTTTCCATATCTTCTTTTACTTTAGAATATTTTGAAGATAAATAAATTTTTCTTAATAAAGTTGTTGATATTGATTTATTCATGTATCTTTTAGAATATTTAATTAATACTTTACTTAATTCAATTCTTGTTAATGGTTTTCCAGTTGATGTTTTAAATAAAACTCCCATACCATTCATTTTAATATAATATCTTAATATCTTTCTTAAATTTGGATCTTCAATTGGTAAATTTAATTCTTCATATTTTTTAGATGTTTTATATTTATTTAAAACAAAATATATTTTTCCTTTTGATGGAACTACAAGATAATTATTTTCTTTCTTTGTTTCATTATCTAACTTTCTATATTGTGCTTGAGTAATAGCTTCCATTCCCGCAACATCATTTCTCATTGGCATTCTAGAATATATATTAAATAAAATATATGCTTGTAATAACTGCATTTCCTTTTTTGTTATATCTTCTTTTGATTTCTTTTTTAATGGTTTTAATTCTTCTCCCATTTGATTAATCATTTTAAATATATCTTCTGTAGTTGAAAAGTTCTTTGATTGTTTATCAGATATAATTCCAGATTTATTTTCTTCAATATATTTATCATTTAATTCATCTCTTTTCTTTCCATATTGTTCTAGTAATTCATCCATTTCTTCATCTTTATTTATTGAACTTAAAAATACTATAATTGCGTTTAAAAAATTTCTTTGAGATAAATAATGTAAATCATTTAATTTTTCCATTACTTGATTTGGTTTATCTATAAAATTTAAATCATCAGAATTAAATAATTTTTTTAATTGATTCAAATTTTTGACATATTGTTTAATAGTATTTGGTTTTAAATTAGGTCTAGATTTTTGAATATCTTCTTCAAGATTATTTGATTCTATTTTCATTATTATATTATAATAATAGATTATTTTTATAATAAAAGAATTTTAATTAAAAGATTTTATTTATTTAAATTTAAATAATTTAATAATTCATTTTGAGTTTTTAATAAATCACATACTAATTTTCTAAGTTCTTCTTCTCTTTTTTTATATTCATCACATTCTTTACATTTAAAATAATCCCATATGAAATTAATTACCCAATTCATTTATATTAAATATATATATTTTTTTATTTATGCGAAATAACAATTAAATTGACCATTTTCAATTGTAGCAATCTTAAGCAATTCAACATAAACTCTAAGAGTGTAATCTCCATCAGTGAGACCATCAGGAATCTTATAATGTAAATCAATACCTTTATTATTAACACGTTCTCCTTTATTTGGTCTAATAGAATTCCATCTAAATAATTCTTCAATACCCGTTGCTTTATCACCTTGAATAAGACCTTCTAAAGTTTCATCAGTAATACTTGAAACAGTAGAACGTTTAACAACTTCATCGTGAGTAACCATAGGAACTTTTCCTTCCGCTGCTTGAGTAGTTGCGAACTGAAGTGAGGAATTAGTTCTATCAACATTAAATTCAAATCTATCATTATATAAGAGATTATATGATAGTCCCATATCTCCAAATGCTGTTGTTCCATTAAGAAGAGATTTTGCTACAAAATTAGCATCTGATTGGAGACCAAAAATAACCTTTGAACATAAGCGACCATTAGCACCAACAGGGAGAGTTACATTAGCAAAATCATTTATTCCTCCACCAGCATCAAATTTACCCGTTCTCTTAGTAAGACGATAATCAGCATATTGGAAAACTAATTTAGGATTCTGTTGAGCATATTTATCCATAATATCACCATCATAAGAAATACTATCATAAATAAGTTTGCATTCATTCTGATTGACAGAAAAACCAAGAGCATCTCCAGCATCAGCATTATTGACACATAACCTTTGAGATTGTGAAGCACCGCTTAAACTAGAAGTTGAATCAACAAAAGTTAAATCAATATGAACTTCTTGATTTAACATAAACATAGGAAGTTGATTAAATTTAAGGAAAGGAAATAGGTCACTTAAATATACTGAATAAACTGGTGCTTCAGAAATTGTCTGAGCAGAAGTTCCATCATTATGCATAAATGGAAGAAGTTCAAATGTCCCCGCTCCTCCCGCTGCAGCAACTACTGGATTACGACCAACATCAAGTCCTATCTTTGAGGCAGCATTTGGAGTAACATTTGTTGCGGGGTCATCTGCTCCCGCAGTCCTATCATCATATACTGGCATATGAGAAATACATCTTTGAGATAAGAACTGTTCTCTTTCTTTATTGTCTTCATTTGAAATAAATAATGATTGATATGCGTGAAATTGATTGTAATCATCAATAGAACATACAACTTGATTTCCAATAGTTAGTTGAGCATTCTGAATTAACTGAGAAATACCTACATTCAAAGGATAAAAACCCTTAGCAACGGTTGCTTGGGGAGTTATTGCTAGAGTAATTTTTGAGTCAGAATGTAGAAATCCAGCAACACGTGATAGAGTAAATCTAACACGACGTTGAGAAAATGTAACAGGGTCTATTACATCAGTATGTAACATCTGACCAAATTCAGATGGAATTGCTCCAATTTTAATAAGGTCTGGAATACGGTCTTCTGTTGGACTGTCCATTTTACTATCCATTTTATATAATAATATATATATTTTATTTTAAAAAAAAATTTATTAAAAAAGATTTTACATAGAAAATATTTACATAATAACTTGAACACCTTTTTCAGCAGACCAAGCAACAGCAACTTTAGATTTAATAAATAGGTAAGCAGAAATTGGATTACCATCAACTAAACCATTTTTCATCTGAATACTAAACTGGGAATTACTGAAATCTACACCTTGAGAATCTAACATATCATATAATACACCTACACCATAAACCGCTCCAGTGTCTGGAATAAATCTATAACCAGTAACAGCATTCTGATTACCAGTGAAATTTCTGTTGGTTGTAAGAGGAGATGCGGATGTTCTAGTATGTTGATTTTCAGGAATAATACTATTTAAGAAACCTTTAATAACTTGAGGATCTACAACAGTTGTAGGATTTGTAGTAGTATCATGAACACTTTCAACTTCAAAAGAAGAAGGGAAACGCTCACCATTACGAAGGAAGGATAGAGTATCTAAATCAGCAATTCCTCCATCCCCAGTTCCTACGGCATTTGGTTTTAAAGTTGGCATATAAGTGAGGAAGCCATCTTGTGCTAAATTATTAACAAAATTTGCTGGAACAAAATTGACAAATGATGCTAATACTTTTGATAATCCAAGATTGAAATTAATAATTGAATTAGAACTTTCAAGAGTTGAGAAATATGAAGTAATACTATTAAATTCTAAAACACCAGTATCAGGAGAAGAAACACCAGTTTCAACTTCACACGTTAATTCAAGATTTGAAAATTCATAAAATGCATTTGATATATTAGTTGTTGTAGCATCAGAAGAATAGAAGAACTGAGAATCTGGTGCTAAATGAATTTCAATCTCTAAAGGAACTTTATCTAATGGAAGTTTAGAAACTCCAAGAGTAAGTCCAGAAGGTAAAGGAATACAGAAAACTGAATTACGAGTATTGCGAATAACACTATCACGATATGCTTCATAATTAGGCATAATTAAAGCAGTTTTAGATAGATGACCCGCAGTATCTTGAGTCCCCGCCATTGTAGGCATATAAGACGCCATAAAACGCCCATAGTGACGAATATGTTCTATAACTTGTTTAGTTTCTGCGTGACGAAAAACTAATTGATCAATAGTAGCATAAACACCTAATTTATGAGAACCTCTTAATTCACTAGCATTAGCACCCCCTCCCGCTTGAGGATGTAAAGTCCCCGCAGCATTTCTCCATATATTAAAATCACCAGAGAGGCGAATACTAGATAAATCTAACATAGCATCTTGGCGACCTAATGTAACAGTGACAATTGGATTACCTCTAGCAAATGAAACTTTTCCAGATGCAGGAACATTATTTGGTTGAACATTCAAATACTTTCTACTCATTTTATAATTATATAATATAAAATAATTTTAAAGAAAAAATAAAAAAAGATATATAGATAATAATTAATATTTACAAACTGACAGTTACAGAATCTCCCTTGATTGAAATTCTACGAAGATGGAACACAAAGCAGAATAATAATTTATCTTTTTCAGGAGGTTGATCTGCACCAGCAACAGTTGTTTCATTATAGAATAACTGAAGTTGATTTGATTTATTATTGAGATTTGCTACTCCATCATTAAGAGCATAAGCACGACCAATCAAGAAATTACGATTGTAATCCACAAAGGAGCGAGGAACAACTCCCGCTTGATTAAGTGCTTTTTCTAATTCAATAAGAGGTTGAGCAGAAATACTTACACCTTTATTTATTTTTGAAACAACTATAGGACGAGATGGAACAAGTTTGTCATCAACTACCATTTGATACGATGTAAGGCGGTCTATAATTCCACATTGTCCAGTTCTAATTGAATGAAGTTCTCCATCCATAGCAGTTACTTCTTCTTCATAAGTTTGTTCTAAACCACCAATCAACTGAGGAGTGCTTAATGTAGAAGCATCAGTTGGCATAACAATCATAGATTTAGCACGAGTATTTGATACAGGAATATTAACTGTAGCATTTCTATTTGTTTTTAAAAGTGAATGTTTATAATTTGTAACACTAGGAATATCAATTTCTATAGAACCTCCATCTCTCATTCTTTTCATCATTCCCGCTTCATACTGAGGATCTACTTCAACCTTCTGACAAACTATTTCAGCATTAGAAATAACACTTGTTGGATTGTAAGTTGCGAAACCACCTCCATCTTCAGGAATTACTATAGGAGTAGTTAAATCACCAACTTGAACACGATTGCTATTATCACAAGCAGCACTAAATAAAATAAAATTATTAGATGTTGCTTCTACACCCGTTCCAGTATTACTATTCTGAAATTCTTCGCAAGTTATTTTAATTTTTCCAGAAGCATCTCTTTCAATATTGTTGATTTTTGGATAACCTTGACCACCATTAGCAGTTAATGTCAAAGCACATTCTTGTTTAGGATTAGTAGCACTACAAATGCCTATACGTTCTCCTTTTACGAAAGGACAATTTTCAACACTCATCATATTGTTTTGCAAACCTAAAAATATCTCTGAGCGATTTGTAGCATTATTAATTGCTAGAGCAGTTCCGCCTACATCTACACCATGGAAAACTGGATTCTGTTTAACTCTACGATGACGATTAACACTATCTAACTGTTTAATATATCTTGCTGGGTCTTCCAAATCCACCTCTATAAAAAGTCCATCGGTCATTAAAACTGGAAATATCTTATTTCCTCCATCTGCGAAAAGTCCGCAGTGAATTGGGAGTGATAATTTAGCAGTTAAGAAATCAGTTGAATTAAAATCACGACCAGCAGGAACTGTTCCAATAGGTCTATAATATGGATTGCTAGATGTATCAATATTATTAGAAACAGAAGTTCCTAAAGTTCCTCTATTTTCAACAGTTGAAGTAAGAGAACCTTCTTTTATTGCTCTCATTTTTCGCATACTATCATCTTGATTATACGAATATTGCATTTGAACCTTAGCATTATAATCAGAAATTTCTTCTAATAAAACAGAACGATTACCAGAATATATTCTTAAATTTTTCACAACTGATTGACCTCCAATAAAAGGGTCTAAATGTAATCTAGTAGGAGATCTTCCAGCGGGAGGTGCTAGTTTAATATCAAATTGTAAATAACTATTTTTTCCATCTAAGAATTTAACAGTAGGCGGAATTTGAAAATCAACACGTCTTCCAGTCTGTCCAGCAGTTGAACTGTATGATAATCCATTAGTTGAAGGAACAGAAACTTGGGTCTGAGAAACTTTTATTTTATCCTCACTTTTCCAATAAGAACTCATTTATAATATATAAATATAAAATAATTATAAAAAAATAAATTTAAAAAAAATTTAATTCTAAAGAAATATTTAAATAAAGAAAATTATTGTGTTCTTCCTACTGCTTGAGTAACTTGTGTTGCAACAATATCACCTCTTGCTTGAGAAGTAATATCTTTTTCTGCTTGTTGCTTTTTATCCTCAGACGCTTCTTCTTCACCAACTCCTTCAGTAATACTTCCTACTAGAGAAACCCCAGCACCTAAACCTTCTAATATTAAAGCAGGAGGAAATGCTGCCCCTAGAATACCAGCAACTTCTAATCCAGAACCTACAATGTTCATAATATTTCCAGTCTGTGATGCGGCATTTGAACCAAATACTTCCATTCCAGATTTACCCTCTAATGCTCTTGATATATCTGAACCTACATCTAAAGCACCTCCTAAACCAGCAAGACCAACTTTTCCAGTTGTTGCCAATTTCCCAGCAACTTTTCCAACTGTTTTTAATCCACTTTTTTCAATTGCTTCCTCTGCTGCTTTTTTCGCTAATGCTTTTGTTGAATCTTCTACACCTTCGGCAGCTTCACCCGCTAAATTAGCAGTTTCAACTGAAGCACCTAATTCATCAGCAGTTGATGCTGTAACTTGTTCTCCTTCTCTTAAAGTGCTTTCTACTCCTAATTCAGGAGATGGAGGTCTTATTCCTTGTCTTATCATATCTTGTGTTTCTTCTAATGAAGGTAATGATGCAAGTTGTTCATCTTCTTTTGCGAATCTTTCTGCTGCGGTTGTTTTTACAAATTTACCAGCACCTAAGACACCTTTACTTGCTCCTTGTCTTATCTCTTTTTTAAGAACTAATTTTCCTCCAGAAGTTAAACCACTTGTTATATTTTTCTGAAGAGTTGCTTTTCTATCTTCATCTTGCTCTAAATTAGCAGTATCTAATTCAGACGCTAAACTATTATTAAAATCTGCCGTTGCTTGATTTATTGCTCTTGTCTCTGCTGTTTGAGAATTGATTTGTGCGATTGATGCTCCAGAACCATATAAATCCATTTTATAATATATTATACTAATATATTATTTAATAATTAAATAATTAAAAAAAATAATAAATAAAAAAATTTTTTTTCAAAATTATTATTTACCAACTTTGGATTGTGCTTTTTCATGTGCCATTTTAAAACTCATTCCATTCATCATATCTTTTTTCATCATATCCATATGTTTTTTACTATGATGAACTGAATGTTTTTCTAATCTTTTAAGTTGTGCTTCAGTAAGTTTTTTCATTGGTTTTTTTGATGGAGGTTTTTTTGATGGAGGTTTTTTTGATGGAGGTTTTTTCATAGTTCTAGATGAACCATACATTATAATATTATTAATATATTTATTTTAAATTTAAAATAATTTATTTTCTCCTTCAGCAATTTTTGTTTCAAATCTAATATAAGCAGTTGCGGGATTGGTTTGCATATCTAAATATAAAAAGGAATAAGGAGCATCTTCAATTGCTTTCTTATATAAATCCATAAATATATTAGGAAATAAATCTCCATATTCTTCTTCAATCTTTTCTAATTCTTTTTTATTCTGTTGTTTCATAATAATTACATCAGTAGCATTATTACGTATTAAACCACTTACAGCACGAAATGATTGAGTAGTAAATGCTAATAATCCTATTCCATAATGTCTAAATCTTGTTGCTAGAAAACTGACAGCATTTGTTTTCTTGAAGTCTTTTGTTAAAATATCATCTAATACTAAAGCTACTGTTGGTCTTTCAAAATCTTCATATTTCTTTTGACTTTCAATTATATCAGTAATCATTTCATCATTATAATGATCTTCACAATCAAAATATTTATTCATTAATTTCCCTTTTGGGTCTGCATTTAATGTATTAGAAATAATTCTTACTATATCAAATTTATCTTTATACATATCGGGATTACATAATAAATTTACTAATAAATTAGATTTACCTTGTTTTACTGAACCTACAATTAATAATAGAGAAGGTGGTTGAGGTAAGTGAGGGTGAATGTCATCAAATCTATCATCGGGGTCTGGGTCTTTTACTTTAAAAACTTTAGGAGGTTTTCTATCCATTTATAATATATAATATATAATAATCTAATAAATAAAGTATAATTAATTCCAAAACCAACCACTAGAAATATCATCATTTTCTTTTTTCTTTTCTATAATAAAATCTTTAATAATTGATATATCAGCGTTTATTTTTATTAAATCCAATTTGAGTTTATTAATGTTTTTATTGATTTCGTGAATATCATTTTTCACTTTCTCAATTGGTTTCTTTTCAAAATGGTTATAATCACTCATATATAATATTATAATATATTTATTATTCTAATAAAATTAAATAAATCGTTTTTTCTATTATGAATATATAGAAACATATAAATTAATGAAATTTAGGGACAAAAAAATGATTTAGGGACAAAAAAATGATTTAGGGACAAAATTAAAAATTTAAAATATGAATATTTGAAAAAAAAATGACATCAAAAAATTAAAATGACATCAAAATTTTCATTTTAGGGACAAATTTGAAGTTTAGGGACAAATCCGTTTTCAAACTGTCCTTACTGAACGCATAAAATAAAGTATTCTAATAAATATATATGGTTCATTATACACTTAAAATTCTTCTAAACTTTTGAAAGTTTAGGGACAAATATTTGTCCCTAAATTAAAAAAAAGTATTTTAAAAAAAAATGATGTGTGTCCGAGGAACACAAAAAAATTTTAAAATAATAGTTTTTTTCATTTTAGGGACAAAATTGAAATCCTCAATTCTATACAGAAGTATAGATAATAATTATATATATTAATCAAACTTTATAACAAATTCTTTTCTAGTAAATTTTACTTCTCCTTTTAGTAACCTATCAGAATATCTTTTATTATTGTAGTCTAATATTCGTTTCCTATTCTTTTCATAATATATTTTCCTATACATTTTTGATCTAGAATGATACATTTTCATTAACATAGTTGATAATTCCATATTAATATATTGTATATATTTATTATGGATATAAATTCTATTCAAACACCTAGACCAATACCAGAAAATATTGAAGAATGGAGTGATGAAATAGAGGAGTTATTGAGCGAATGGGGAGAAATATCAATGTGTTATGCTTACTTACATAATTTTAGTCAAAGAAAATATAAAAAGAAATATCATCATTTACAAATACCTATTATTATATTATCAACATTAACGGGAACAGCAAACTTTGCAACGGATAGTTATGTTCCAGAAAGTTCTCAACACGGTTTCAGTGCTGCTGTAGGTTCATTAAATATCTTCTGCGGAATCTTAGGAACATTATTATCTTTCTTAAGATATTCAGAAATATATGAAGGACATCGTATAAGTGCCTTAGCTTGGAGCAAATTAGGAAGAGCAATTGAAATTGAATTAAGTCTTCACGATAAAAAAAGAAAACCTTGTAGAGATTTTTTAAAAATCTGTAGAGCAGAATATGATAATTTATTAGAATCAAGTCCAAATATTGATTTAGATATTATTAGTTTTTTTAATAAAAAATTTGAAGGTAAATATCCTAATGTTAGAAAACCACTTATATGTAATGGTTTAAAAGAAATAAAACCTTTTAGAGAAGAAATTATTCCTGAAGAAGAAATTATTCCTAAAAAAGAAATTCATGAAGAAGAACCCGAGAATCATCCAGTATTTGATAAAAATAATGATGAAGAAGTTATTATTGATAAAGATAATATAGATGTAAATAATCCATAAATTATATTACCACTTTTATATAAATAATAAAGAATTATTAAAAAGAAATAAATAATTAAATATTTATTATTATTTTTAATATTTAATAGAAAAATAAAATCTATATTATAATAAATAGATATGGATTTTTTACCAGAAGTAAAAATGGATTTTATTCCAACTGATGACGAAGAAAATGATAATGAAAATATTATTGAAGAAGTTCAAGATTTCAAAGAAGATAAAGATATAACTCAAGAACAGATTGAAGAAAAGAAAGAAGAGATTGTTGAAGAAGCTATTCCAAAGACTAAATCAAAAAGAGATGATATGAATGTTAATGAAATATTTAATATGCCTAATAATGCTGTAAATGACCCAAATGTTAAATTAACTAAAAAAGGAAAACCTAGAAAGAAACGTCCTCCTATGACTGAAGAACACAAAGAGAAATTGAAAATTGCTAGAGAGAAAGCAATGGAAGCACGAAAGAAAAAAGCACAAGAAAGGAAAGAAAATAAAGAATTAGAAAAACAAGAAAAAGAATTATTAAAACAACAAAAAGTAAAAAGAGTTCAAAAATTAAAGGAAGAAGTAGAAGAAAAACCAATTCATGAAAAAAAAGAAATTCAAAAAGAACTTATATTTACTAAAAAAGATTTAGAAGATGCTCAATTAAATGCTATTATGAATTATGAAAAAATTCGTAAAACAAGAAAAGAACAAAAGAAAATCCAACAACAAAAGGATAAAGAACAAGAAGCATTGAGAAATCAAATACGTCGTGCAGTTGCTCCTCAAAAGGAATATAATAATCCTTTTGCGAATTGTTATTAATTTAATTTAATTTAAACATTTTTTTATATTGTTTAATATTATTATTGCGAGATGTTGAATCACCCCATAAAATATAAAAAGAAAGATGAGAAGGAGACATATAAGTTCCCTTCTTTAAGTTCCCTTTATGACGACTTCTGTATTTCTCTCTGCGTGACTTGTCTTTGTGCATTGTATAATCTTCATATCTGTCATCGCCAAATTGTGAAGTTTTTATTTTTTTTCCATTATCGTCAAAAAAAATTGCTTTGAGTTTTTTATTTTTAGCAGTTCCTTTTTCAATAATCATTTTTACCATTATTATATTATAATAAAATAAACTTTTTAGAAAAAAGTTTTAACAAAAAGTTTAAATATCATCAACTTCTTTTAAATATTTTTTTAATATTTCCATATAACCTAATTCTTCTTCCATATCTTTATTTATAGCTTCAATTAATGAATCAACATTCCAATCATCTGAAATTGTATCTTGACCAACTAATTCAGCAACTGCACCCGAACTAACAAAGTCTTTAATTGCCCAATCGTGAAAAAATAGTTTATCAATATCTTCTTTACTCCAAGTATTTTCAATTCTCATTTTATATAATATTATATATATTTTTAATTAAAATTAAAATTTCATTTTTTTTTATTTTTATTTTTTGAATCTTCTTTTTCTTCTTCCATAATATCCTCAATGATTCCTGTTGGAGTTCTTTTCATTTTTTGAATCTTATAAATAACAGCAGATGTTTTATCTACATTAGCAAATTTTCCATCAGAATCATGAATTGAAGTTGTTATATCTCCTATCATTGTAGGTTTAGTAACTGTAAAAACAAGGTCACTAGGATTTCCAAGAAAATAATCTGATGCTCCAGAATATTTATCTACTATTCCAACAATTGGAAGATTTGCTCCAGTAGGATTTCCTCCAATAGCACTATAACCTTCTAATATATCACTTCTTATTGTGTAATAAGGTCTTAAAACTGCTTTCTGAATATTTGTTGCTGTAATAGTTGTACTTGTAGTTAACACATCAACTTCACTCCATAATTCTAATGGTGATTGTTTAACTGGATTTCTTCTATCTGTATCTGGTACATCACCAACAGTACTAAATCCAAAATTACCGCCCCCCCTTGCTCTATAATCTACAATACAATTAGGATAAGGTAAAGAAGTATAATACATAACAGCACCATATTCATTAGTAATATAATTTTTTGTATCAGTTTGTACTACTTCAGCATTAGTAGTTGGTCTATATAAAGCATCACTATTTTCATTATCAACTCTTTTAGTTAATACATTTTTACTTGATGCTGGTGAATTAGTTGCATTAAAATCAAAACCTAAAATATCCCATAAACTATCGTCCCAGTTATCTATATCAAAACCCCAATTATCAATATAAATACCACCATGACTATCAAAAACTTTATATGGTTCTATTGCTTGATTATAACCATTATATTTTTGTGTATTAAGACCACCAGTTGATTCAAAAGTTTCTTTAGGAGTATTAGGAAAAGTATTAGTTCTATATGCTTGATTTTCTCTAGCATAAGGTTTAAATGTTGGACTAAAACCAAATTGAGTAGGTCTTGGATTTATCTTATATACAGTTTCACCAGCTTCTTGATCTATTGCTGGAGTTGATATATTTCTTTCTACTGTTGATAATGCTGGAGTTTGAGTTTTACTATTGACTTGAGTTGCTCCATTATTAGCATTTCTTTTATTACCTATATTATTAGCAGTATGAAATCTTGATAATTCAAATCTATTAGTTTCAGTATTATATCTTATTTCTGGATTATTAGCACCCATATAAGTCATCGTCTGATATGGATTAAAATCTGTAACAAAATTAAAATTAGTTGATGCTCTTATAAAATTAGTAATAGATGGAAACATATAAATATCTCCAAAAACTGCTCCAGCTGGATTTTGAAATTGTGATGCTACACCTATATCACATTGTGCATAACCACTATAAGGTGTAATAATTGCTGTTGAATAAGCACTAGAATGATGGTCATAACCTATTCTTCTACCTTCTTCAATACTTTTAAAACCT